CAAGTGAGTAGAGATAGCGAAAGTTCTTCGGGCAGTCGTATTCGACTATGCGCTTGAACATAGAGACTTCCTTGGTATAGCAATAGAAAGTCACATCCGGAGTCAAGAGCGCTATTTTGAGCCATAGGAGCAAGTAATCTTCTGAAAAGAAATCTCCTGAGTCGTGGATCCGGACATACTTACCACGCATGCGCGGGTGATTGACTTCTTCAAGCATCTGCGCAAACCAGCCCTGCGGATCATTGATTACATACTCTAAGTTAGCGGTATGCCGCGCTTTTACATTACTGAAATTGTAAGTGCCGTTCCGGGCGTAGCAGACATTGGCGCACGCTCCAGCGTTAGGGCAAGTCTTTATGTTCTTTCCGTTAGATAACTTAGCGGCGAGCGCCGGAATAGACCAATTATAGATCCCGTCAGGGCGCAGCTCGCTATTTTGAGTAAGTAGCCTATCTAGTCTAACCATACTTTATACACCGCCGTTACCCTGCCTTTAATGGGATCTACAAAGTGTAAGCGTTGAGACGGGGTAGCGCTCGCAGCTAGCATTACGCCGGCATAGCGATTATCTGACTCGGTAGATCCACTTTGATAAACAGATCCTAAGCCGTTAGCCATTGGCCATTCTGCGTGAGTATGGTAATGCCCAACATAAACATCCCGGAACTCCCAAGGATATGAACCGGATCTCCACCGGTTCATGTGTTGGACTATTGCGCCCGGTGAAGCAAATCCATTTCTACCTACTTCGTCTCCGTGAATAAGCAGCGCTCGGTAGGCTCCTATTTCTACGCGTTGAACATCTTCCGGGCAGTCCAGCCAAGTCAATCGCTTTTCTCCAGCCAAGAGCTGCCGCGCTAACTCATAGCACATCCGGTCAAAGTTGTCGGATCTCGGCACATTGTCGCGTTTAGATCCTATACGCCCATGATTACCCCACTCCGGAATTACTGTTACTTGCTCATAGTTGGCGAGCGCAAACCGGACTACATCTACGCATAACCGGGAGACTTGGACATACTGCTCAAACAATGTCGCATCGACTTCGAACGCTTGCGTAGGGAAATTGAATAAGCCTTCTACCATGTCTCCACCGAATAAAATGTGGCAGGTTTTTACCGGGTGATCTGCTCGCTGAATATCGGTAATGCGAACTGCTTTCGCCGCAAACTCCATAACTCTTTTGCGCATTATCTCTGAGTTGTAAGATACGGTGCGCTTGGCTCCCTGCCAATCCGTCATGTGCCATAAAGCTGCTTCGGCTTTTGTTTTTCTTTTATCCGGTACAACTTCCGGTACAGGTTGGACCTTACCCATAGTCAGCATCGCGTCATACGCAGCTTGCTGAGTTATTTCTACTAGGTCTTCGGTGCGCTCTTTCGATCTCTTTAATTGCTTTTGTAGCCGTAGTAAGGCTTGGCGCAGCTCTGCGACATTCTCGGAGTCAATGCCTTCCGGCATATCGTTGAGTCGTTTTTCAAGGCTCATCAGATAACGCTATATCCATGCCATGACGGGTATAGCCCAGTTTATCTAACCAACTATCTTCGTAGGCAGGATTGGCTACGCAGCGAATACTCTTAAAGAAGTCCAGCATTAACGCAACTTTATACGCCGGGATATCGTCTATACCTAAAATAGCACCCCAGCCGCGACCAGCCTGAGCAAAATTAACTGCCGCGCTGCCGTATTGATCTTCTCTATCGTTCAAGATTTCTTGAAGCATCGGCATATTTTCTTTCTATGGTCATAAATAGAGACTTCGGCTATGCGGTGCCCTTCGGATCTAAGCGCTTTACATACTGCGTAGCCGGATACTCCCCGATCAAAAGCATTGGCAATAACTGCTTGATCTTCTTTACTTAATTTATTGAGTAGTGTTTGAAAAGGGCAAGCGTCACTTGACCCAAAATCGAACTTAGCGATTGACTCAGATAGACCCATGCCGCCCCCTAAAAGATAAACCCTGCCGTAGCAGGGTCTAACTCTACTTCGTCTTTTTCTTTTTGTCTGCTTTGGCTAATTTGTCTATCTCCAGCGTTACCCAATCCGCTACTTTGCCGAAAGCCGGATCGCTCTTATCTACGCCGCGAATAGCCGGACCGATAATAGCTGCTGCTAGACCATAGGCAAACGCCTTTGCGTCTCCACCGGTGACTTGATAAACCGCAATAGCCACCAAGACAAAGTGGCGTAGAGCTGACTTGATTAGATCGGTTTGTTTTTTATTCATTATTTCTCCTTGATAGGGCGGGCTACCGCCATGATTAGAGAGTAACTGCGCTTACGCTCATATACGCCGTCTCCGTTGGACTGAGATCCAGCAATACCACTTGCGGTATTACCTTCTACGCATACAAGCCTTTTTAATTTAGTGTTGTTCTTAATAACAATACCAACATGATCCGGTTGCGCGTCATCGTCAAATTGGAAGAAAGCAATATCACCCGGTCTAGCATCTCCTACCGGCACTAACTTACCTTTAGCCGCAAACCATTTCATGCCAGCATCGCAGCTCGCAAAACCTTTTTTGCCGCTTGCTGCTACATGCTCCGATAGTCCAGCCTGATTAAAGCACCAAGATACAAACATAGCGCACCAAGGATTATTATTTAATCCATACCATTTTCCATATTTAGTATCATTATTTGCGCCTTCGGTATATCCAATTTCTAATAGCGCTACATCAGTTGCCAGCGTCATTGCCCGTCTCCTTCTCTATCGGCGGCTTAGGTTTAGATTTTAGCCCATTAGCGCTTACTATTCCAGACAGAGTGCCGGTCAAAAATACGCATAAAGTCGAAATCAAGTCAATAAAAGCAGCGTCATTAGGCGCTTGCGCCATAGGTTGAGTGACGAAAACAAGAGCGTAAAGCAACGCAAAAATAGATCCGCCAAAGACAAAGGCAAGCATGACCCCGATTGTTACTACGAGTCGAGCGTGTAGTTCTTCGTTGCTGAGTCGCTTTCTACTCATCAAATACCCCCGGTAATAGATCTTTTGTGCAGGTGCCTGTCGCTTCGCAGATCGGTGGATTACACTCCGGCGCTTCCCAGTTTGCCGGATCTTGGCAAGGATATCGAACCCACCCGTCATAGCCGCACCCGGAAAGGCTAAGAACGATTAATAAGCAATAGATATATTTCATCTATGCGCGACTCCAGCCGCTTGATTGTATCGCCTTGCCTATTTTGCTCATCACGAAGCGAGCTGCCGCCGTTGGGCTTTAACTCAACTAGATAATGCTTAACTAACCACCTTACAAGAGCTGCGAAGCCGCCTATCAGGGTCATTATTGCGACTGCGAGCGCAGCCCATTGTTGAATATCCATGCGAGAAGATTACCTTATGCTAGTAGGGCTACGCCGGTAATGTTGATAACGCTAGTAGCGTCTAATGTTGCCGGTTTATTATGGGTTACGGTATCAGATCCGCCGTTAGAAGTTGGGTGCCATAGATACATTTTATTAGCGGTAGCCGCTAAAGTGCCGAAGATAGTATAAGTATTTCCGCCGTCAGTTAAGAACCCGCTTGCCGCTAAGTCGTGAGTTCGGTTCGGCAGTCCAGCCGGCATATTGAGATAGATCTGCCCGGTTCCAAAGTTGCTTACATTGGTAAAGGTTACATAAGCATTAGCCGTAATCATTTTACCTATGCGTTGGATCTCAATATCGCAAGGCGTTCCGGTGAATACCATGTTGTTGTTGGCGCTTTGAATAGTAGTCAAGTATTGCGTAACTGTTGTGCTCACATTATTGTCGGCAATTTCCACAAACGCGGATCCGTTGTAATACTTCAATAGATTAGCATTACTATCGTAAAAAATATCTCCGGTGCGCGGGTTCGTAGGCGTAGAAGTAGAGAAATTAACACCCGGAGCCGTAAAGCGAACTGCGGTTTCTAGTTTGCGCAGCCGGTCATCGAGAGCTGCGAAGAGCTGCCGAATATCGGGCGGTTGATTTATGTAAGCCATTAGTTAGTAGTCTCCGTCAAGGTAAGCGTAACGCGCTCCGGTCCGTCTTCTCCCGGTTCTACCGATAAGCCTACTATTCGATAGATAGAGTCCAGCCCTTCCGGGAACCGGTTATCTAAGATCCGAAGCCGGCAATCATCACCTAGCGCATAATCTCCGAACTCCGGGTTCTCGAACGCCGGAACTACTAGCCGGATCGTAGTAGGCGGATAGGCTACTGCGTTGGCTTGACCTATTGCTAATTCGTCAAGAACTGTCTGATCCGTTACATCTGAATAGTTTGCCTGATCTTCTAGTAAGGGCCAACCTTCTCCCAGCAGCGTAGTATTTTGCGCAGTAGAACTCTGCTTACCTTCGTTAGATCCAGCGCCGATAGCATAAATAGTATTAGCGGCTATGGCTCCGTCTTCCGGATAGACATACTCCACCACATTACCCGCCGGGAACTCGAAGACCGGTGCGGAAGTCGAGCTGCTTGAATAAACTACGCCGGTTCGCGGGTATCCCAGCACCAGCGTTTTTCTAGGCACGAAGGTAACGGGCGTGTAATCTACTTTGATATTAAAGTCAAAGCCGTCTTCTTGCCGTGATAGATCTTGAATAGCGCCATAGACCTGCTTTAGTTCATAGTCATAATAAACACGATCTACCAGTATGCCCGAAGTCTCAGCTCCGACTATAACGCCTATGTTTCCGGATCCAGCAGCTTGCGCAGCGTTTATCAACCCGCGAGCAATCGCAAGTTGATCTGTATTGGTATAGGCAAGAGTAGTAGTTATGCGCCGGCGCTCAAAGTAAGACTCGAACTCACGCCCGGTTAAGGTAATTATCTGCTCAGCACTATTGTATTCCCGCCCCCAAATCACCCCGCCCCACACCAAGGATCCGTTGCGATCTATGTATAACGCGGTGCGACCCGGAATAGTAGCCGGTAGAACATTGAACTTCTCAGTATCGAGTCCAGAGATTAGAAGATGACCGGTAAAGGTTCCAGCCTGATTGAGCTGCTGAGTAAAGGCTACGCCCGTTATCGGCAGCTCGGCAAGAATGTCGTTAGTAAGGAGATCGGCAAACAGATACCGATAGGTGGTAGTCATTCGCTCTCCTTAAATCGGTTTTTACATAAATGTCTAGTCACGCATTACTAGGGGTTGGAATGCTGTGATCGTATGGCTCTTGCCCACTTGGATAATCGGGATAGTTAGTTTCCCTATAATTTTTTATCTTAGTAATTTCTTCTTCGGTCATATCGCGAACACCGAATGACCTTTGATACTTTTTACTTTCACTATCAAACACAGGCGGAAACTCGTCAAATGTTTGCCCTATTTCTAGGGTAGGCACAGGTGTCTCTTCCACTTCAACAAATCCAACAGGTAAAACAAACTCTGTACCCATATCAGGATAAAGAAGCCGTATATCGCCTTCGAATAGAGGATAGTCGTTTGTATTCGTATTCATGTATATGGACATGTATCCCCCTAGATACTCGTCAAACCTGTTGAGTTAGTCAAAGTTCCAATTGTAGGTGCGGTGTTATTACTTGCCGTTATAGTTGTAGAGTTGTAACCATTTGTGCTTGACCAAGAATTTGATGGGCTACCTATACTCAAACTACTTGCGGCGTATGTAATAGTTTTACCGCCGACAGTATAAGTGCCTGTCTTCGACCCGTCAGTAGGTAATACTGCCTGATACACATTTACCGCAGTTCCGTCACTTGCGCCGAAATTCACATAAATATGATTACTGTCAATTATTTTTACAGTTCCAGCGTTAGATGAGTTAGCACTACCATAGAACTGTCGTTGCCATTGCAGAGTTCCTGATGAGTTCCATTTGAGAAGATATGCTTTTGCTACTCCATCGCTATACTGCATATAGATATTCCCCGAACTATCAGCAGCACCAAGTGTGGGAAATGACTGACCACTTCCAATAGAGCGAGTCCATTGAGCATTACCACTTGAATCAAACTTAGTAAAATAATTTAAACTACCTGTGTATCCAAGAGCATAAGAGTTGTCGTTACTATCAGTAAATAGGGCAGTTCCTACACTACCGCCTACGCTAGAATAATATCTTGCCCATATATCACTTCCTGAATAATTTAATTTACGAACGAATCCAAAGTTAGTGCCGTTTCTTTGATATCCAGTTGTATAAATATAGTTGCTATTCATATCTGCACTTGTGTTATTTTGAACGCCCCACCCACTAGAGTTTCTTCCCCAGACAACAGAGCCGTCACTTGTATTGACTAGAAATGGTGTGTCCTGTTCGTAGTTTGATCCATACATCAAAAGTCTTGTGCCGTCAGGCGATATAGAGTCAATACCAGCATAAGTAAATCCGTAGGTTTTTGACCATACGACAGTTCCGTTACTGTCTATTTTCGCTGCACCGGCAGAGGTAGTGAAATGCGCAACATAGATATTACCGCTTGAGTCAGCCATAACTCCGTCAATGCCATTATTGCTATAGTTCGTATATCGCCTCAAATAAGCGAAGGTTCCGTCAGAGTTTTGCGCCCAAAACGCAGGAGTGTTCCCTACGCCAGCTCCCGAAGCACCACCATACGCTGCGCTTGATTGAAGGTTAGTAGTTTGATTCATACTTATATTTGAGCCATTATGTATGACATTGGAAATCCAATATCCGTCAGGGAAAGGACCTGGCCCAAGATGTCCTGAAATACCCGAAGCAATAGTTCCAAGAATAGGCATTAGGCAATATCTCCTACTACATACCAAAGATCGGTACTTGCTTTAATGCAAGTCGCTGATGAGAATTGTGCGCGCAGCTTGGGAGCCGTAGCGGTGGCTCCGGTGCTAGAAATCGTAGTAGTTCCGCTAGTAACCGCGTTGATAGTTACTTGCCCTGCGCCGATTTGAATAATGTTTATTTGTGTGCCGATAGGGTAAGCAACGGAAGCGTTTGTAGGGATTGAGTAAGTTTGCGCTGACGCGTTCGAAGCAGTAACCAATTTATCTTTATCGGCTAAAACAAAAGTATAGGTAGTTCCGGTTTGTGCGTTGAACGCCAAGGTAGAAGAAGCAAATTCTTTAGTGCTAGATCCGTCACCCATTATGATTTTGTCATTGGTGCTATCCCAAGCAATACGACCTTCTGCGCTATTTGTTGAAGTAGAGAGAGTGATCGTTGGTGTTGTAAGTGTTTTATTGGTAAGAGTTTGCGCCGTAGTGAGATCTACCGTAGTAGCGGTATCTATCGCTATTGTTCCGGTAGCGGTAATAGTTCCGCCGGAGAGTCCAGTTCCAGCAGTAATGCTTGTTACTGTGCCGGCTCCTTGATAAGCAAGCGAAGTCCAAGCGGTAGAGCCGTTGCCAATTTTGACTTTAAGCGTATCTGTCTCTAACCCAAACTCTCCAGCTGCGAGAGTAGGATTTGTTGAAGTCCATTGAGCGGCAGTTCCGCGCCGGATCTGAATTTGCGTTACTACTGCCATTATGGAGTACCCCCGTCATAAGTCTGTGTTGCCGTTGTAGTCGGATCGCCGCCGTTATATGGCGCAATACTATCAAACACACCCGCGTCTATCTCAGTAGCAGCGCCGGAGCTGACCTGCTGCCAAGCTGCTCCGTCATATACCATGAGTCCAGTAGTAGTGTTGTAATAAAGATCTCCGGTGCGTAGCGTAGGCGTAGATATAGCCGAAGCGCTCGCCGGAACATTAGTAGGGGTTAAGGCTTGCCGACTCACGAAATATCTCCCATGACTAGCCAATTATCGGTAGAAGTCTGAACACAAGTCAGCGTAGAGTATTGAGCGCGAGTTTTAGGAGTAGCCGCCGTTGCGCCCGTAGATACAAGAGTTACGCCGCCGGCTCCGGATACTGTGACTTGTCCGGCTCCTAGCTGAGCCATATTGATCTGCGCTCCTACGGGATAGGCTACTGATGAGTTGAGTGGAATAGTCACCGCTATTGCGGAAGCGTTGCTCAAAGTAGTTAGTTTGCCGTTATCTGCCAATACTGTTGTGTAAGTAGTTCCGGTTTGAGCGTTGATGCCTAGATTAATTAAAGGCGAAGTAAGAGTTTTATTAGTAAGCGTATCTGTTGTGGCTCTGCCTACTAATGTATCTGTGCTTGTAGGTAAAGTGATTGTTCCCGTATTGCTGATAGAAGAAATGACCGGCGTAGTTAAAGTTTTATTCGTTAAAGTTTGAGCCGTAGTTAGATCTGCCGTTATCGCAGTATTAATGCTCAAAGTAACACTACCGCTTGACCCACCACCGCTTAATCCTGTGCCGGCGGTAACCGCGCTTATATCTCCGGGTAAGTTCGTAGTAGTCAATACTCTTGTGTCTGTAATGTTTCCGCTAGAAATAGATAGCGCTCCAGCTGCTACCGCAATAGTAGCCAGCGACATTGAGTTAGCCGGAGTAGCCGGAGCAGTAGGAGATCCAGCAGGAGTGCCGGCAAGAACTGAAAACACAACATTGTTAGTTGAGCCGGTGTAATAAGCATCGTTAATGGTGACTACGACTCGATCTATTCTTGGGTTTGTAGGATCCGCAGTAGTAATAGTCAAGGTATCGGTAGCATCGTTATAGCAAGTGTAAGTTCCCATGTTGGCTTGGGTTGTTCCTACGATAGCCGCCCAACCACTCGCAACAAGAACACTCATACCCACCGGTGAGTTAGCCGTTACCGCCATAGATCCGCTAGTCACAATACCGGTAGTAGCAAATAACGCCTGTGTTGTAAGGCGATCATTTTCCGCCGGGTGGGATCCATTTTGTAACCAAGAAGGTGGTGTGCGTAGTGCCATTTAATCTCCTAAATGTAAGCCGAATTCCACTCGACTACTGCCTTAGTTACATTGACTAGCGTACTACCTGCGAGTCCAGTAAGGAAGAAGTTCGAGTTTCCGGGTGGTGCCGAAAACCAAGTACCCGATGTTAGCAAATTACGGGCAGATACGCCGTTGAGCGTAATTAACTTATTATAGAGATCTACTTCGATAAAGTCCGTATCGCTATAAGTTCCGTCAAATAGCAGCGAGTCTCCGGAAGTTACGGATCCTATTTGCGGGTTGGTGATAGGTCCATTGATAGTAATAGTCGGATAAGCCGTAGCCCACCCGGTATTGCTAATAGTAGTAGTGATGACCGAGCTGCCGCCGCCATAGGTCAAATTGTAAGTGCGGTTATAGATACGACCCGTAGGCGGTGAATAAAGAAGGGTCGCGGTCT